ATTTCGTGACGGTTGTCTCAATGCGAAAATACAGGTAGCGGCGCCAAACGTCTTCTTCAGGTACATCACGCGCATTCACAAGGGCGATGTCGATGAAGCCCATCTCAGTCCGCTCTTGGTAGAGCTTCATCAGGACCTTGTCTGCAAAGTCGCGCATCTCGCTCTCAACGCGGGACCAGACATCGATCTGCATCATAATGTCTAGCTGCTGCAGTGTGTCTGGGAAGCCTCCATACATGCGAGCTGAAATCAAGGTCAAGGTGACAGAAGGCAAAGGAAGAGAACTGGGGGGCCTGACTTCATAGACCTTCAAACCCTCAATCTCACGTAACTTCTCTGCTACCGTGTTCTCGACAGTCTGGATAGGCGTCGACATGACCTATCTTGCTGCTCCTCTTTGCTTCAGGACAAGACGCGCGTTCCATATGCATCCAAAGCCCAACAAAATGAATGCAAGAATCGCAGAGATCCAAGCAAACGGACGGAACTGCTTCACCGTAAGGAAGACGATCTGTAGGTAAAGGAATAGCCAACTAACTGCGCCGACCTTCAGAACTGCAAACCACGCCCATCCTAGAGTCTTGATGATAGGAGCAAGGAACAGATTGTCTTCCTGAAGGCCATGATGTCTAACGCCGCACTGAGTGATCATGACATCGAAGAGGTTCAGGGTCCACATCATCCAGAGTATCTGCATGAAGGTCAGTTCAGCCCACATGATCTTCACCTCGTTGCAGCGAATATGTGACTCGTGATCTGACGAAGCGTTTCCATTGCGCTTGCCTTGAACAGCTTCTCCTTCTCTTCGCTCTTGGCTAGGCGGTGGAAACAGTAGGCCGCTGCCAAGAAGGTTGAGGCTGCCTGGATTGGCTTCATGTCGTAGCGGTAGGTGATCTCGACTTCGGCGTCGATGCTTGGCGTTGTCGTGAAGATGATCTTCCCCTCTGCGCCTCTGAGCTCAAACTTGTTTGATGCTTGCTGAACGGTATCTACGTAGACTGTGACTTTCGTTTCGTCGTCGGTTGTGTTGCCCTGCTCATCCACTATTGGCTTGTAGAGAGTTCGAAAGGTCTTGTTCTTGGAAGATTTCTGGATGCCAAGCAATTCTTTGAGTTGCTGCCCTGTCCAAACTTTCTCTGTGATCTGCTCTATTTCCTTGTCAGCATGGTCAATCATCTCTTCGACTATTGAGTCGCCGATCTCTGTCGCGGTTAGCCCAGAGAGATTCCTAACCGCTTCCTTTGATGTGTATGGCAAACATACTCACCTGTAACGGTTCAGTCGGATTCCTCAAAAATGGGGAGACTTCTCAAAACAGGAAACTTGCGGAAAAAGGGATCTTGGGCTTAGGCTGTGATGATCTTCACGATGCCCTTCGGGTTCAAGACGCCTAGTCCGTACTCCATCGTGCCGTACATGTAGGTCTTCCTTTCGCCAGGCTCGTACTTCGGTTCAACCTCAGGGTCCCGCTTGACCTCTTCGACCCACACTCTTTCACTGATCAGGAAAGCGTGGTAGGTTGTGATTCCTCCAGCACCGGTGCCTGTCGGGACCTGCGTGGTCTTCAGCACCCTGATGCCTAGCCATTGACCGATCTCACCGTTCAGGATGACTTCTCGTCCGCCGTACTGGGCGGCGTTGATGAACTTGTCGCTCTTCAAGAGAGCGTTCTCCTGCGCCGGGTGGATAATCACGTATCGAGGTTCACGCTTCTCCTTCCGCATCGCGGTAACACCGTCGGCAATCAGGTCGGTATTGAGAACATCAGCAGCGACCAAGTCTCCTTCTGCTGACTTCCCGCCACCGTAAAGCGTACCTGCGATGCCTGTTGCCGCGTTGAGAGCTGCGAGTACATCTTTGTCCTCTTTGTTCGCTACGCCTTCACTCAACAGGTCTGTGAGAACGTCGACCACATTGAATGTGATCTGCTCCACGACCTGCCTTGTCACCGAAATTGCGGCAATGATCTCCTTCACCGTGATTTCCAGACGATCCACAGTCACAGCCAACTCGTCAGGTTTCACGCCTTCAGTCGCGTCGACTGCTTCAAGGACCGTGGGGACCTTGGGGAAGTAGAACTTGTTTCCTGGAGCTCCGCGCAGCGTTGTATCAACGATGCCTAAAGCCCTCATCACTCGCTTTGGTTGGGCGCCGAGCTCAACCTGAGGCGACCAGATGATGGGGATGGCTTTCGCTGCATCCGTTGTTGTCAAAGATTCCCTGAGCCTGTTGGCGACTTTGACCTGCCAAGGCGCCACTGCCTCTTCGAGTACGGGTTGGGCTACGATCCCTTTCCCTGCCTCTTCCTTCGACATTGGTTTTTCAACCTCCTTCTTCTCCTCAACCTTCGCCTCCAACTGCTCCTTCAAGCGCAGAAGATCCTCTGTTGGAATGTGTTCTAGGCCGCTGGGAGCATTGGCTGAAGTTGAGGAAGGAGTCTCTTCCATCAAATCAACTCCTTTCAGAATTTTCTGTTACTCATCGATCCGCTTGCGCGGTCTCAGTAACCGCAATTTCACACTGATTGTGAGGGATCACTGCGGTAACTTGCAGGACGTAACGGATTTGAGTTGCCTTATAAGTGGTGAGGAGCCCGTGAGCACATTCGTGTAAAAGACACTCTTCTGTTGATCCTGTCGTCGCGCGTGAGCCGGAAGGCCGCAGATGTGCTAACATGAATTTATGTCTTGCTAATCCAAACACTAATTTTTCAGTTCTTCACTATCTTTTTGTGGTGGAAAGAGGTTGGGCTCCCACAAGAACTACGCGAAACAAGGCCTATTGGTTTTAGCGGTGGCTTGCCTCCTGATCGCTTTCGTAGGGGGCATGGTCTTGAAGGTTCTTAGTGACACCCTCACTAAATACCTTCTCGGCGGTAGCGTCGGTCTTGGGTTTTTTGTAGTTTTCATCAACTTTCTGTTCACCAGCAAGTATGTATCTTGGGAGGCCCTTATTGCTGCTATTGTTGCGATGCACGGTGAGCTGTTTCTTGTTTATCGCGACATCATGAGTCATCTGTTCGAAATCTTGTCTAGGCTACCGTCTAAGTAGCGCAGGAGATAACAGGAATCGCAGCTATCCATCGCGTGCGACCAACTAATGCAGATAGATTTGCTTGACCTTCTTAAGCAGAACCAAGTTTTGGTATGACAGGTTTTCTCTGCGGTCTGTAGTTGCCTCGCCACCATGTGATCAAACAGTTCTGCCATATGTGCGGGAAGACCCGCCCTAGACTCTTTGGCCTCGTCTTCTCAGTTCTGCGACGACCGCCTTCCAATACTGGTCCCGTTGGCGCTCACTCAACGATTCGGCGAGTTTCCTTTCCCAAAGCATGACGGTTGTGAAAGGATCCCCTGGCGCCACACCTTCCGTCAGAAGCGCAAGACCCGTGAAAACGATTCCTCGAGGAACAAGAGTCTGCCCCACATCTGCGCTTCGATACTTCGCTTCGATACTCACATTCCTGATCTTGCCAGCTTCGTAGAGGCGGTTGGCTTCCTCATCCCCGACTAGGATTACTGCCTCCACATTGTTACTTTCGAATTCGGCGTCGACAACTTTGTTCTCAGGGAAAGGGAGTTCCTGTTCATGATTGAGATTGAGCGGTCTCTCTGCCAGAGAGCGAGCTGCCAGTCTGAGCTCTTCCTCCGTGTACTTGTTTTTGTTGCCGGTCGTCGTAACATGAATTGCGTGGACCTTGTAGAACCTACCCCGCCCTCCTTCCACCGCCTTGTAGAATTCGATCGGTGGGGTCCAGCGGAACGATTCGGTCAGGCTTGCGATTCGGAATCTGAGCTTTCTCACCAGATTCATTGCTGGTTCGCCTTTTCTGCAGGAGATCGGTTCGCCTCATCTTCCTGAAGTTCGAAGCCTGCGTACTTCGCCAGCATGTTGCGAACCTCTTCTCTGGTAAGGTATTCGATGCCGCTGGTGGCGGTGATCTGCGCTAGCTGGATGATGTGTTCGATCTTGACTTCTGGGCGGTCTTGCATGCCCCAGCGGATTCGCACACCGGCCTTTTCTGGATCAATATCGTTCTCGCGAAGGATGACATCGAAGACATTCATCTCAACGATGCGGGCGATGACTCGTTGAAGGAGGAGGATCTTGCGGTCAGACATCCTCGTGGCTTCACGAGCACTTGCCTCTGTGAAGCCTGGCGTTGTGAAGAGCCGTGTCATGGGTGTTTGAAGGCCTTGAACCACTTGGCTGTCGATGTGGCCGATGAAGCCGTCAAAGTTTGCAGCGGGGTTGATGTCAAGCGAGTCAACCTCTACGGGCTTGTTTGTGACGAAGTCAGCATCGACCGGAGCTGTCTGAATGGTGGGAGCGTATTCTTCTTTGAGTTTCTCGTCGCCTACGCCTTCGAACTTCCAGAGCCTCTTCGGCCCTGCGTAGCGGTGAACTATCTTTCCTATGTCGTCTTCAAGGCGAGCTTTGATGTCTAGGAACGCCGGGCGAACCGAGGTCTCATCTACCTGCTTGGTTACGGCTAGGCTGTGCAGGATCCCTGTTCCCCAAGCCGACCCATCCATAGGATTGAAGCAGAAGTGGATGATCTCGTCAGCTTCGAACTCAACCTTCTCCGACCCGATCTGCTGAATGTAGCCATGACGTCGCGCATGCTTGTCGCGCAGAATGAACTTGAGCGATGAGAGAGGGAGAATCTTCAAGGAGACAAGCTTACCTTTCTGTTCACCAGCCTTGCCGCGGATCTTCTCCCAGAAGCAGTTACCTCCGAGCACGACCTCCTTTGAGGTCTGTATCAACATGCCATCCATGTTCACGTCCTTGCAGAACTCATCGACGGCTTTCTTCGCGTCTTCGAAGCCTGGCTCGCAGATAGTGTAGAAGCCTGCGCCAGCGATCTGTTCGCTGATGCAGTCAACGGCCGCCATCACAGCCGGATCCTTTAGATAGTACTCGACCAGTGTGGCAAGACTGATTGGGGGCTGTTCTCCCAAACGGGCTTTCATAGCTGGAATGAAGAGCCCTTTCTCCGCTGTGGCTTCCCTGACTGCTTCAGCTAGCTTCCCCGGTATTCGCTGGAACCTTTTGACCACAGGAATGGAGATCTTCCGCGTTATGGCTTGGAAGAATCCCTTGGCACTCATAGTCTACACCTTGTAGTTGCGGATGACGAGGTTCGCCAATGCGCTTCGGCGTGGTCCTTGGCCCCATTTGCGTGAAGCCATCGGACATCGAATCCTCCTAATGATCAAGCCTCGACCATTGTACAGCTGGCGAATCAGGGGATGATTGCCGTAGGTGAGAAGCCATTTGCCTTTGACTTGACGGAGCATAGTGGCGAGATCTCTGTGGTCCTGTTCGCTGAACGGTGAGGGGCGTGCCTGTTCTGTTTCCGGGTAGGGTGGGTCGAGAAAGAACCAGGTTCTGTCGCTGTCCCAGTTCTTGATGCAGCGTCTGAAATCCAGGCAGTCGACATAGACGCTGCGTAGCCGTTCAGTCACGGCGTTGATTGTCGCAGCGCAGTTGGCCCATGCAGTAGCCTTGCGTTGTCGCGCCCTGCCGAAGGCCCATCCTGCATGCCACCTGCCCGAGAACGATGACCGCATACAGTAGTAGAACGCAACTGCTCTCTCAACAGGATCTGAAATCTTGCCGGAGTCGATCTGAGCCATGAACCTGTAGTAGAGTTCGCGACTGTAGGGAAGCCACTCAAGCCGCTTCAGGAATTCTTCCTTGCGATCTCGGACAACCGTGAAGAGGTTGACGAGTTCCTTGTCAACATCATTGTAGACTTCGACGGGGCTCCGTTCCTTGGCGAAGAGAAGCGCAGCGGCACCCCCGAAGACCTCGACATACGCTTCGTGCTCCGGAATGAAGGGGAGCAGCTTCTTGACTAAGAAGTGCTTTCCACCGAGATATGGGAAGAACCGTGAGGCGATCCAGAACTTCAAGTAGGTTCCCTCTTTTCTAGCCAGACTTCGAGGTCCACGAGACATCGGGTGCAGAGGCGTAGCGTCACCTTGTAACCTTCCTCAGTCCTCTCTTTGCAGGCTTCGCATTTCTTCACTGGTTCGTCCTCCTTTGGGCGATGTAGTAGCGAACCTTGTTCGGGTCGACCTGGCAGAGATGGCAGACAGGAACCCTTGCGACTTGTTTCGGGCTGATTCTCAGTTTGAGGAAGGAGATCTCGCTTCTATCGACTAGGCGTTTGCACATGACGCACTGAACGAACTCGCGCTTGTCGATCTTAGGCACTGGGATCGTCCTCGGGTGGAGGAAAAACGATTCTTTCTCCGGTTTGCGAATCAATGCGTTCAAGGAGCGGGCCCGCGATGGCTATGGTCTTCTTCAAGTTCTCCAAGATCTGCTTAGCTTCTTTCCAGGAGTTGGCCTGAATCTCGGGGCCAGCCCAACAGCGACCGCCGAGATCCTTGTACTCGGTGAGAAAGATTGCCATTCTACCGCTTCCGAATCGGAATCAGGACCGGAGCCTCGCTCTCTCTAGAAGCGTAGACAGCTAGGGCGATAGACCAGAAACGGTCGTCATGCGTTCCTTCGTCATGATGGAACTTCACATTGCCATCTTTCGAGATCTCAAACTTCTCAACGTTCAGCTCTGCTATGACGTCAGGATCGTAGGGCAATGCGAAGGTTTTGAGCTGCATCTGCTCCTTGAAATATTTCGCCGTCTCCATCTTCGACTGCATGCTGAAAATGACAGGTGTGACTTGCATGACTCCTGCTGCCTGCATATCCTTGACAACGTAGCTTTCTCGAGTTGCGTCCACCAGGACCTTCTCGACTTCTTGGAAGCGGTCGCAGATCGCTTTCGTGTATCCGATTACAGTGGCGTAAGGAGTTTTGAGCGGAAACTGGTGGCAATGGACTAAGCCGATCTTGTTGTTCCATCTCTCTACGACTGAAACGACCGAATGATCGTTGATTTCTCCGAGATCAATGCCGATGTAGAATCTGCCTCTCGGCGAGGATTCAAACGGGTAGTAGATTTCTCGAGGCGTGAGATCGTGCCAGATATCGGACCAGAGACAAGATACGATCAGATCTCGAGGTAGATAGGCATCGACATCTTCGCTGAACTCAGCGTCAAACTCTCTGATGAACCGCTCTGGGGGTGAGACTTGACGCATCTCGTCGATAAACTGCTGCGTCATGAGACCAGCTGCGACGACATCTCTCCAGGTGACGTGGTGACGCGACCAAATCGCGTCTAGCTTGGGGTCCTTGCACATTTGATAAAAGACTGACTTCGTGGCCCAAGGTGTTGAGGATGCAATCAAGGTCCCGTTCGTGGTTGCCAACATCGGATACAGCACGTTGTAGAAGATGATTTCATCGTCTCGGAAGAAAGCGGCTTCATCCGCTAGGACTTGATGCGCTGTGTATCCTCGCAAGAGGTTGGGTGAGCATGGCAATGCAACCATTTGGCTGCCGTTCTTGAACCAGATGACGGTTCTCTGGATTTTACTGACAAGCGCTCTCCGGTCCTTGACTTTCATACCGTAGAGAAAGCTTTGGACTCGATCCATGAGGATCATTGATTGGCGGAGAGAGGGGGCCACAATCAGCGACAGAGTCTTTGGATGCGTGGCCGCATGCCAGATTGCTCGAACCGCAATTGTGGTGGTTTTGCCTGCTTGGCGGCTCATCCGGACAGCGATGCGCTTCGACTTGTCTGTCAGCACTTTCTCTTGATACGGTAGAGCGGTGAAGTCTAGGAAGCGTTTGCCGAAGTAGACAGGATCATCGTAGGATTTCTTGATTCCTGCAAGCGTGTCATTGCTTGCTGGCGCTGTCTTTTCTTCTGCGTCTCTTAGGCGCTTTTCTATCGCCTTCCACTCCGACATCGAGCCGCGCCTCTACAGCTTCCAACCGCCTCAACATCTCGCTCTTCGCAACATTGTTCAAGATGCCATCGAGAATCATGCAGAGGTATCCGAGAAGCTGGTAAATGCGAAGGCGAGCCTCCGGTTCAGCGGATTTTCCCATCTCGGAGATGTTCTCGATGGCCTGTGATAGTTCGTTCACTCGCTTCTCGCGGATCGCGGGTACGTCAAGCGTAGCTATCTCGAAACGTAGCTGCCCCAGCAGCCCTCGTAGCTTTGCGATAATCACTTTCCTCATGGTTGATTCACTCAACCCCCCTAGGGGGGTGATATCACCCCCCACCCCCCTCAGATACGCTTCGATGAGGGCGCGGGTGAAGTCTACGACGTTCAGCCTGCTCCGTTTTGCTTCTATCCGTAGAATCGCCAGGATTTCGGGGTCCAGTCTCAGGTATATGCCTGGTCTGCCTTTACCCGGCAAAGAAGTTCACAAGCCAACGCGCAAGCCAAAGGCATACTGCCACAATCAGCAGCAGGACG